GGAGCGGGAAGACCGCATGGCCGATCGGATTGCTGAGGAATTTACGGCTGAGATCATCCGCATGAAGGATAAATAATGGACGCAGAATGGATTGCAGAGTCTAAGAAACGGCTCGAACTGATGCCACCAGAGGTAAAGGAGATCAGGGAACGAGCAATGTCGGACCTGTACTTCTTCGCCCAGCTAGTCAACCCTGGCTACATGTATGGTGAGATTCACCGTGAGATCTTCCTATGGATGCAGGAGTATGATCTGTTTGGTATGGGTGAGCAGCTAGGAGCCAACAAGCTAGTGATGCTACCCCGAGCCCACCTCAAGAGCCACATGGTGGCCACCTGGTGTGCTTGGATCATCACCCGCCACCCTGAGGTAAGCATCCTGTACATCTCGGCTACAGCGACCCTTGCAGAGAAGCAGCTCTACGATGTGAAGAACATCATGGGCTCTAACCTCTACCGTCGGTTCTGGCCCGAGTACGTTCACCCACAAGAGGGCAAGCGGGAACGCTGGTCCTCGACTAACATGAGTGTTGACCATGAGCGTAGACGAACCGAAGGTGTCCGAGATGACACCATCTCGACCGCTGGTCTTACTACCAACACAACGGGTTGGCACGCAGATATTGTTATCGCAGACGACTTGGTTGTTCCAGAGAACGCCTACACTGAAGACGGCCGAGACTCTGTGGTCAGGAAGAGCTCCCAGTTTACCTCGATCCGTAACCCTGGTGGCTTTACAATGGCCTGTGGAACTCGGTACCACCCAGCCGATATCTACGCCACTTGGTACAAACAGAAGTACGATGTGTTCAATGACGACGGCATCAAGATTGAAGAACGTCTGATCTGGGAAGTTAAGGAGTTCGCCGTAGAGGCCGATGACATCTACCTATGGCCACGTAGAGTGCGTAGTGATGGTAAGGCATTTGGGTTCGACAAACAGATCCTTGCGCGCATCCGTGCGGAGTATGAGGACCGTGTTCAGTTCTATGCTCAGTACTATAACAACCCAAACGACCCAGGTTCGAACCGTATCAGCCGTGAGAAGTTCCAGTACTACAATCCGCGCAGCCTGACTAAGGACGGCAGCAAGTGGTTCTACGCTGGTAAGAAACTCAACGTATACGCGGCTGTTGACTTTGCATTCTCCCTCTCCAAAGCGGCTGACTACACAGCCATCGTGGTGATCGGAGTGGACTGTGACAATAACATCTACGTGCTAGACATTGACCGGTTCAAGACTGACAAGACGTTGGACTACTTCAAGCACATCAAGGACCTCCATGTGAAGTGGAACTTCATGAAGATTCGTGCTGAGGTGACGGTAGCCCAGAAGGTTATCGTGAATGCCATCAAGGACTACGTGCAGAAGGACGGCCTACGACTGGCTGTCGAAGAGTACCGCCCAAGTAAAACCGAGGGCTCGAAAGAAGAGCGCATCGCTGCCACACTCGAACACAGATATGATAACCTCGAAGTATGGCACCACGAGGGCGGCTGGACCACCGTGCTTGAAGAAGAGCTCGTTCAGGCTAGGCCAGCCCACGATGACATCAAAGACGGCTTAGCGAGTGCTGTAGGCATTGCTGTGCCACCAATGAAGGGCCGCGGTAATGCGGTTAAAGACTTCTTTACCAACACCACCTCCAGCCGATTCGGCGGGGTTGCTTTCCGCCAATAAGGAATCTATATGTCTACTGCTGTTGCTGAACTAAAAACGATCCTCGTCCAAGACGACGAGAGTGCATGGGTAGGTTGGTTGTGGAATGATTACAACAACCAACGCCGTGGTAAGATTGACGAGTGGAAGGAGCTGCGAAACTACATCTTCGCAACTGATACCTCTACCACTTCCAACTCTACCCTCCCATGGAAGAACAATACCACTACGCCTAAGCTCTGTCAGATCAGGGACAACCTGCACTCGAACTATTTGAGTGCCCTGTTCCCGAACGACGACTGGCTGCAATGGATGGGCTATACCAAGGACGACAGCCTGAAGGCTAAAGCCTCTGCCATTGAATCGTACATGGGCAACAAGTGCCGGGAGTCTCACTTCCGTACCACAATGTCCAAGCTGGTCTATGACTACATCGACTATGGCAATGCTTTCGCTACTGTGACCTTCGAGTCTAAGTACAAAGAGATGGCAGATGGCTCTGTCGTGCCTGACTATGTTGGTCCTCGCGTCCAACGTGTCAGCCCTCTAGATATCGTCTTCAACCCATTGGCTGATGACTTCTCTAACTCCTTCAAGATCATCCGGTCGGTTAAGACCCTGGGTGAGCTGAAGAAGCTGGCGATGGAGTCTCCAGAGCAAGCGTTCTGGACCAAGGCAATTGAGCGTCGTGACCACATTCGCCGGAACCTCGGTGGCTACTCCATCGAAGACTTCGACAAGGCTTGTGGCTACTCCGCTGATGGCTTTGGCAACATGTACAACTACTTCATGGGAGACCACGTAGAGATCCTAGAGTTCTATGGTGACTACCACGACCATTCGACTGGCGACCTTACCACTAACCGCCTATTGACCATTGTGGACCGTGGCTGCTGCGTCAGAAACGTAGAGATCCCAACCTGGCAGGGTGGTGCGCCATTCTTCCACGTGGGCTGGAGATTCCGCCAAGATAACCTCTGGGCCATGGGTCCACTGGACAACTTAGTTGGTATGCAATACCGCATCGACCACTTGGAGAACTTGAAGGCTGACGCCATGGACTTGGTTGTATTCCCACCACTCGCCATCCAAGGTGAGGTTGAGGAGTTCACATGGGGGCCAGGCGCTGAGATTCACTTCGACGAGGGTGGCAGTGTTGCCCTGCTGTCGCAAGATATGAACAGCATCATCATGGCCAACAACGAGATCAGCAACCTCGAAGACAAGATGGAACTCTTCGCTGGGGCCCCTCGTGAAGCTATGGGCGTCCGTACACCGGGTGAGAAGACCGCCCTGGAGGTTCAGACCCTAACCAATGCTGCTGGTCGGATCTTCCAAGAAAAGGCCACCACGTTCGAGATAGAGCTTCTGGAACGTGTTCTTAATGCTATGCTGGAGTCTGCTTGCCGTAACATGGATAGTTCTGATGTAATCCGGGTGATGGATAATGATCTGGGCGTACAACAGTTCTTGACTGTGACCCGTGCTGACATTACCGCTAATGGCAAGCTACGTCCTGTAGGGGCACGACACTTTGCCAAGCAAGCACAGGACTTGCAGAACGTGATCGGCATCTTCAACTCCCCAATCGGCCAGATGATCTCTCCACACACTTCTGCTATTGCCCTCTCGCGGTTTGTTGACGATGTGACTGGCCTGACTGGTTACGACATCTTCCGTCCTAACGTGGCCGTAGCTGAGCAGCAACAAACCCAGGCTCTGATGAATCAGGCTCAAGAAGATAACCAACTGCAAGCCACCGCTCCAGTAGAAGACGGGATGTAATCATGAAGGTACGTTGGACAGCAGGACTCAATAAGCAGGATGCTACAGAGATGAAAGCGGACTACGTGGCCGCAGCAGTTCTCCGGAGACGCCTCAAGCGTCTTTTGGAGGACGATATCGGAGACTCGCAAAGGACTGCACGCTCCAAATTACTGTATGAGAACCCTAACTGGGCACTCCTACAGGCTGATCAAAGGGGCTATGAAAGGGCTCTTGCAGAAATAATCGCATTAATTGAATAAAGTTTGTCCTCTTTTGTCTCAAAAAAGAGTATAGTATATACTACTACTAAGTATACACAAACATACTTGTTCTTTTCTATATTCTTTATATCAATATTATATAAGGGATATTCCTAACAATCTCCTGGAAGCGTTGCGGAAGCGTACTCGGTTTGGAACTGAGTGGTGTAGGTTCGACTCCTACCCAGGTGACCAATTTGGATGATGACCAGTCACTGGGATGACTAGCGCGCTGTAAACGCGTGGCCGAGGATGTGTGGTTCGATTCCATCATTATCCACCAAATTGACGGATAGCTCAGTGGTAGAGCGACGGACTGTTAATCCGTTGGTCGGAGGTTCGAATCCTCCTCTGTCAGCCAGTTACAAAATGCCCGTGTGGTGAAATGGCAAACACAGCAGTCCTAGAAACTGCCGCCTCGCGGCTTAGAGGTTCGAGTCCTCTGACGGGCACCAATTAAATCAAATAGGAAATAATACTGTGACCGACCAGTCCGTATTCAATGATCAAAATCCGGCGACCCCGCCAGCAAATCAGCAACAACAAGCCCCTGCTAGTGCGTACCAAGACCTCTTGGCTGGCATTAAGAACGATGCGGGCTTGCCGAAGTATGCTACTGTTGACGAAGCACTGAAAGCGTTGGCCCACTCTCAGGCGTATATCCCTGAAGTGAAAAATCAACTCTCTCAACGCGAACAAGAGCTTGCCGCTTTGCGTGCCGAGCTTGAACAGCGTCAAAGCATCGAAGACGTAGTATCTCGTCTTGCTACTCAGAATCAACCAGCAGCCGTGGTCGACCAACCACTCGGTAGTGGGCTTGATGAAAGTGCAGTGATGAAACTTGTGCAACAACATCTGGAACAGCGTGAAGCAGCTACTGCTGCCCAAGCTAACCAGCAACAAGTTGAAGCCACCCTGCGTGCTAAGTTTGGTGACAGAGTTGGTGAAGTGGTGCAGCAACGTGCCGCTGAACTAGGTCTAACTCCAAAAGCCTTGGGTGAACTATCGAGCAGATCGCCTGCTGCGGTCCTGGCTCTTTTCAATGCATCCGGAGCTCCTGCTCCAAAGCCTACTACTTCTAGTGTACACATTCCTGCGACTCAGCAACAAGGCCAGCCTCCACTGGAACGGCCCGCTAAGTCTCTCCTATCCGGGGCCAAGACCCAAGATCAAGTTGCCTTCATGGCTAAGATCCGCGAGAAGGTCTACCTAGAGAACGGCATTAACCAATAACAAGGATAAGACATGCAACTTACCGATAACACCCGCGCGTTTATCGAGAGCGAACAGTATTCCCAGTTCATTCTCCTGAACCTGCACGACGGCCTGCTGCCTGAAACCTTTTGGCGTAATGTGAGTGACTTTGCCCACGGCACTACTCTCAACATTAAGACCATCGGTTCTGTAACTCTGCAAGAAGCCGAAGAAGATGCTCCACTGATCTACAACCCAATCGAATCGGGTAACATCACTTTCCGTATCAAAGAATACAAAGGTGATGCTTGGTACGTAACTGATGACCTCCGTGAAGACGGCGCTCAGATTGACCAGCTTATGGCTGCTCGTGCGTCCGAGTCTACTCGTGCCATCCAAGAGACTTTCGAAACCGACTTCCTGTCGACCATCGGTGACTTCTACGTCGCTAACACTGGTCCGAACAACGTCAACGGTTTCCCTCACCAAGTCGTGTCTGTTGCCACTGGTAACGTGATTAAGCTCGACCACTTCATCCGCATGCGCTTGGCCTTCGATAAGGCGAACGTCCCGGCTGAAGGTCGTGTTGCAATCGTGGACCCAGTTGTAGAAACCACTCTGGCTAAGTACGTCACTCTAACCTCTAACATCGCTCCGTATGCGGTAGCGATCATCGAAGGTGGTTTGGCTCGTGGCCAGCGGTTCGTACACTCGATCTATGGCTGGGACATCATCACTTCCAACCGTCTGCCTGTCCGCTCGTACAACGATGGCACCACTACCTTCACCGGTGTGGCTAACATCTTCATGTCCGTGCTGGATGACCAGACCAAGCCAGTGATGGGCGCATGGCGTCGTATGCCTAAGTCGGAAGGTGAGCGTAACAAAGACCGCGCTCGTGATGAGTTCGTTGTTCGTTGCCGTTACGGCTTCGGTGTTCAACGTTCCGATACTCTCGGCATCGTTGTGACTTCCGTCTCGAACATCACTCCTGACCTGACTTAATAAGGACTACAACTAATGGCATATGAAAATTCTGCCGGTCTCAACGTCACTAACCAGTACGGTCCTCGTACCACTGGTGGTGCTCGTGGCGTTTATGAGGTTGACGGCTACAAAAACGAGTTCGTAGTAGATGGTGTCGATGTCGGCATTCAGTATGTCTTCCCTCGCGGTGACGGCATTCGAGTCTACTACATCGACAAGACCTTCGCAGTTGGCACCATCACCTCGATTAAGATCGGTGGTATTGAAGTCAACGGTGCAACCGACGCTGCTCCAGTTCGTCTCTACAAAGAGAACGTAGGCACTATCGTTGTCACCGGCATGACTGGTGGTAAGCTGATTATCGGTTACAAAAACGTCGCGGGCGACAAAGACCTTGTGCTTCCTGCATTCCCTCCATACAAGGATCAGATCGTTACTTCGGTATCGGTTACTTCCGCAACTATGGCTCTGGGCGTAGGTGCAACTGGTCAAATCTCCGCTCTAGCACTTCCAGCCTCTGCTCCACAGGCTTTCGACTACGTGTCGGCTGATCCTACTAAGGCTACCGTGAGTGCCCTGGGTGTTGTGACTGGTGTTGCTGCTGGTACTTCGGTTGTTACCGTTCGTGCTGCTGGCGATTACACCAAGACCGCAACTGTCACCGTTACCGTTTCCTAATAAGAACAGTAGCATGACGTTTCTGCTGACCGCTCAGATGAAGTCAGCAGGAACATTTAAGCCAGTCATTCAGCAATGGGTGGCTGGCTTTTTTATTGGGAGAAATAAATGGAGCACGTATCTATTCCAGATGCTGATAGGCATGAGCCTAAGCACGCATCTACAGCCATTGCCGGTCAGGTTCTAAAATCTACTGGTGCTGGTGCTACAGTCTTTGCCTTCCCCACTTGGACAGAGCTACTAGCCAAACCTACAGTAGCAGGCTACACCACAGTCCTACGTGGTCAGTCAGTATCACCTACACAATCCCCAACTGGCCTCGGCGTACCATTAAAGATTGAATTTGGTGTAGCACAGACAGTAACAGATGTCTCGTTGTCCGTGACAGGAGACTTGACTTTCCTGACAGCAGGTCAATATCTAATCACCCTATTCTTCCGTTTTGGCAGGACGACTGGTGTAGGCGATGCCTACCTATACAACAGACTGCTGGTCAATGGCGTGCAGCTACTGAACTCCACTGGTCTAAGACTTGGGTCACAGGAAATCGTTGTCCCATTCTCCGCCACCGTTGGACTCACTGTAACTGCCGGGCAAGTGTTTACTACCGAGCTGCTACGTGACTCTGCTGGCGTGAATAACGGCAGCCTAGTCCAGCTAGTACCAACCCTGGCTGGTTGGGCACCGGCCCCTAGCGCCACTATTATAGTAAGCAAGTTTACAGGTCTCGTCTAATGGCAGCCACTAAGAAGACACTTCTGGAGCTTACCCAAGATATCTTGAACGATATGGACAGCGATGAAGTCAATAGTATCAACGATACTATTGAGTCTGTCCAAGTAGCTCAGATCATCCGGGCGACATATGAAGCCATGATGAGCAACCGTAACTGGTCTCATCAACGTCGTTTGCTGACTCTTGTACCCTCTACTGACCCAGCACTGCCAACACATGTGACGGTGCAGGAGACGATCAAAGAGATGATCAGCGTAGCCTACAACTGCTCCAAGCTAGGCGAGACACGTAGGTTCTACCAACCAGTCCACTGGATTGAGCCTGATGATTTCCTACGCGTAAGTAATAGCCGTAACACTGACGAAGCCAACATTGACGTTGTGTACGACTCTACAGACCTTCCGCTGTTCATTAGAAATGACCAACAGCCTAAGTACTTCACCAGTTTCAATGACAACGTAATCATCTTTGACGCGTACAACAAGTCGATTGATGACACTATACAAGCCTCTAAAATCCAAGCAATGGCCTACATTATGCCTGACTGGGTTCACGAGGACGACCACATCCCTGACCTTCCAATCGATGCCTTTACAGCTTTGCTGGAAGAGGCTAAGAGCCGTTGCTTCGTTAAGCTGAAGCAACAGAGTGATGTTACTGCTGCTACCGAAGCACGCCGCCAGCAAGCCTGGCTAAGTCGTAAGGAGTGGCGAGTGGCAGGTGGTGTCAAATATCCTAACTATGGCCGAGGCAGTGGCAAGTGCCACCGTGACCCAACCTTTGAGAGAGACCGATGAGCGAATATAACGGATATAAGATTGTAGGTGATGGCACTTACGGCTATAAGGAGATTAAGTCTCTCGGTCGTGGCGCTCTACCCACTGTACTGCGAGGCGTGTTCACTACGGAGAAGGTGGCGCGTCAAGCAATTGACTACCACTTGGCTACCAAGGTGAGCAAAGATGACAAGGCAGATTAATGCTGTTGAGATTAATAAGTTCGTTGGTGGGCTAATCACTGAGGCTAGCCCTCTTACTTTCCCACCTAATGCTAGCCTAGACGAGGATAACTTTGTCCTCCTACGTGACGGCTCACGTGAAAGACGGCTAGGCATGGACTATGAGTCCAACTACGTCGAAGTCTCCACTGGTGTTACAGTGCCTATCGAGGGGGAGATTGCAACCAC